AGCAAGTCCTGGATTGTTTTTAGTTAATCCTGGTATTCCATTATGTATTCCAGATAGTGCATCAAAGAATGTTTCTCTCAATAGTTGTGTTCCACTAACAGTTTCTAGTCCATCTTCTAATTTTTCTACTTTTTTAAGAAACTCATCTGCCTGATCTATAGTCATTTTTCCTGTGGCAAATTGTCTAAACTCTTTATTTAATTGTGGAAATTTTTCTAACAACAAGTTAGCTTCTGCTTTAGCATTTCTTCCTGTCATATATGCAATCCAAGTTTGTGGGTTTATTGGTGTGTCATATCCTGCTGCCCACATTCTTATTTGTTCTTCACCTATAACACGAATTGTCCAAGCTGGTCTAATCAACACTAAAGGTTTCCATACTTTAGAAATATATTTATCTAACAATAAAGGAAAACCTTTGAAGTCTGTTGCTTTTCTAAAATCATCTAAAGATTTATTTTTTAATAATCTTTTTTGTATTCTTGAAGTAACTTTAATAATATCTTTTGGCGAATACAAAGGAATAGAGTTTTGTATCATTTCTGTCTGTAGTCTGTATGCTGGTATGTTAACTTCTCCTCCATCAACTAATGCTTTAAGTGCTGGACCATAATCAAGTTTTGATCCATCAGTTGCTATTCCATATCTTGTCATACCATTAAATTCTTTTTTGTATATATCTCCAATGTATTCCAATACATCATCAGTCAATTTGTCATCAAAGTCTTTGACTAGGTTTTTCTTCCAACCATCACCAATTTCTGTTAATAGTTTAAAATACATATCTATTCTGTTTTTTTGTAAGGATTGTGTTAAGTCAACTTCTTTTGCAATCTTAACAATATCGGAAGGAGTTTCTCTTAACACAATAGATTTAGGTTTTATTACCCATCCTACTTGTCTAAGTACTGGTAATACATTTATAATCTCTCCTAAGTCATCATAATTAGCTATACCAAAACGAGCTTTAAGAATATTATTAAGTTGTTCTTTTGTTAGGTCAGAGTCTTTTAATAATTTTTGTACTTCTTTTCTAGTGTTCACATCAGTTGCAGCATCTATCTGTGCTTGTGTCAATACTTTCTTTGGAGCTGGTAAACCTAATAATTTTTTTGGAGCAGGTAATTCTTTTGTTATTTGTTTTACAACATCATCAACAGCACCTAAGCCGTATTCTATTTCTAATGCTTTCTTTATAAACTTTCCTCTTTCTACAGTATCTAATCCCATTTGTTTCATCATCAACTGTAAATTTTGTATAGCTCTACCAGCATTTTTTAAATCAAGTTGTGGTTTGTGTAGCTTTTCAGCAAGTGTTGCTGCATAAGGTAACTTCATTTTAATTATTGGTGCATACCCACCAGCTTGTAGAAGTTCATCTGCTTGTCCTATAGGTGCATCAAAATTACCTATAACTTTTTTCTTCATATAGTTTTTTAGTTTTCTATTAGATATAGGCAGTTCTCTAGCGTGTTTGATAGAGCGACTTGTATTTAAATATCCAGTACTAAGTGCATCTAGTAATTTATTATTTATTAATGCCTCATCAGTTAATTTAATTAAATCATTAATAAGTTCTGGTTGATCATATATTTTTAATAAATCCATAAGGACATCTGGATTGCCACCAGCATCTTCTATATTATCACTAGAGGCAATCATTTTCTTTAAAGCTCTATATGGTTCTGTTTCTAATACTTCTTCTATAGAATTGTTACCTGTTCTTCTTGGAGATTTAGCAATAGCTGTTCTTCTTATTGAATTTGTAATTCCTCCAGCTTTTTCTAAATTTGCAAGTCTTGCTGTTCTGTCTGCAACTGTTCTGTACTTCGCCATATTTCCAGCTCTTAAAACTTGTCCTGCTGCTTGTGCTCCTCTAAATACAGGATCAGCATATAAAGTAATTGCTGCATCAGATATACCTGTTAACCAACTATAAGTTTTAGAGCCAGGTTCTACTATTCCAGCAGCTGCTAAGGGTTCTGCTAATAATCTACCTGGAGTAACAAAAGCATCTTCTTGATTTTTTCTAAACTTAGCAGCAGTTTCCCCTCGGAACTGCACACCTGTTTTTGCTTTTTCTTGTGCAATAGTCGTTAAAGGAGCACCAACAATTTTTTCTGAAAGGCTTAATGCTTGTTCTGGTTGGACACCCATACCAATTAATTTTTGATATTCAGGAGTATCTACCATATTTTGACTGTTAGGTATTATTCCTGTACCAATGTTTACAGGTCTGCCTTCTTTAATTTCTCTAAGTGCAAGAGTAAATGCAGTATCACCTACTTGTTGTCTTATTTCTGGGAACTCTTGGAATGTTTCTGATAATGCTTGTGAACTAGATATACCTTTATTTTTTTTATCTTTATATCGTTGTCCTATTGCTACAGGAAACCTACCAAGTATTTGATCTACATAATCTAATCCTGCATCAAAAGCTAGAAATGCTCCTCTTGCAACTCCTTTAGCACTGCGTTTAAATGCGTTCCAAGGACCTGCTTGTTCTTCTACAATAGTTTGTGCAAATCGTTCTAGTGTTCTTGGATCTATGTCATCAAAATCTATACCTGCTACTGCTGCTGTCGCAGGAACATTAGGAGGTAGATAGTTAGCATTAACAGCATTTTTAATTGCTAGTTCTGATGTTTGTTCACTAACTTGTTCTCTTAAAGAATCAAATCTTGCTTCTCTTGCTTTGAGAGTTTCTAGGCTTTCTTTTTCTTTAAAAGGATTTTCTGGATATGTATAACTCATAATACATTATCCAATGTCTTGCCTGTTCATCATTTGCAAAAATATAGGATCAGGATATACATTGTATAAAACTCTTAACATCATATCTGGATCTTCTTCAACGGCTTGTTGAGGAGAATAACCTGCACCAAAAGGCAATCCTGCTGTTACAGGTTCATTAGGTCTTTCAGTAGGAGCAAAAGCATCTACTTGTGATAAATTTAATTTAGGTTGTGAAGGTTGTTGTGGCAAGTTATTTGCTTGTGGCAATCCACCAGTAGCTTGTACTTGTTCTTTTATATCTTGACCTTCTCCATAAGTAGTGCCACTTGTTAAACCAGGAATAATTCCTCTTGTATTGTCTTGTGTATTTCTTGCAGCTGGAGGTACATTAGCATTTCTATTTGTAATTTTTTTAGGTCTGACCATCTTCATCCTCTTCTTCTTCTTCAAAAAACTGAAACGCTGAACTTATAACCATATAACCAAATGGAAAAACTAAAGGAGGTAGCTGATCAATAAACATTTTACCTCGTGGTTTAAAAACATCTTCTTCTAAAATTATGTCATCACCTAACTCATCAACATCAATTAGACAGAAATCTACTATATCTTCAAACTTTTTATTTATAGACATTACCCTCCTAATCCACCAAGTAGTTGAGCTATGCCTGGTGGAGGACCTTGTGGTGGCAAGGCACCTCCTCCAAGCAAATCTTGTTCAGGTTGTGGTATCTCTGGCTCTTCTGCTGTAAAGAACTTATCTAAGATATTTTGCATATCATCTGGATTCTTTCTTATCTGCACAACAGCCATAGTTGCTTTAGGGTCACCACCTTGTGCTTGTGCTAACAATGTATCAAACAATACACTGTCTGCTTTTTCTTTTGTAATTCTATCGTTAACTCTGACAAGGTTATCTAAACCATCTAGGTTCTCTTGTAAAGTTTGTCTATCAATAATACCAGCTTGAAGTAATTGCAGCCCTGTAACTATCTTCTGTGGTTCATCATAACCAGCCATAGCTCCATACACTCTTCGTGTTTTATAAGAAGTTATGTCTTTTAATGGATCATATGTTTCTGAATAAAAAGTATTATCCATATAACCAGATAGTGATTTTGTACTTCCACCATACATTTTTGCATCCCACTCTAATCGTTTAGAGTCAATCATTTCTATAGAATCAGCCATAACTGTGTGGTACTCTCTAATCATAAGTGACATAGATGCACCGAGTTCTTCAAGTCCTCTACCAGTAGCAAAAGCTAGTGGTGACTGTGAATCATCAGTTGTAGGATATGAACCACCAACACGAAGTTGTCGTTCTATTCTATCTATCTGTTGGAAAATCTGATAAGGAACATTAGATGCTGGTTTAGAAACCTGTGTACCTGGAGCTAGATAGTTAACAGCGAATCTACCTTTTCTATATTGTCCTGATTCTATCTCTCCAGATATGTTGGTTTCTGTAAACACTGCATCTTCCATTGCTATTATTGACATCACATTAATCTTTGCCATAGAAGCCATAAGCCCTATGATCTGGTCATACTGTCCTTGCAATCTATCAAAGGCAAATTTCTTACCGATAACAAACGCAGGTCCACTATCAAGTGGATTTGGTATGAAGTCAAGAATAGTTGCAGAAGTCATATGGAAGATATAAGTACCTTCCAAGTTGTAATACTCTGCTAATAAATCGCCATCACCATTAGAGTTCGCCCAACTACCATTGTACTGGTCAGTATAAGCTGAAGCGTATGCACTACCAACACCCATAAACTCTGTGTTAAAAGTATCGTTAGACATAATGGTGTTTGCATATTTTGGATAGGCTCTTGCTAAAGCATCTTTAGGTACTCTACGAATAATAGCCATATCTTTAGGTTGTTGGTCTGCACCAAAGTAACCTGGGAAACAAGTATAAGGGTCACGAAGTTCTGCACAAGGGTAAGGTGTACCATCTGCATCTTTCTTTTCTCTAATAACCCAAACAGCAAAACCATAACCAGGTAGCCATCTACCTACTTGTGGCATTTGTAAATCTAATTTTTGTACCTCATCATAAGCATTAACGATTCTTCCAATCTTTTCAGCTTTCATTCTTGCTCTGTCAGAATCTTTACCATTAGGTACATCT